ACCTAAAGACCAAAAGGGAGCTACAGTTAATAAGACTGATACCGTACACACTAGTAAAGGAGTATACAATGTTAGTAATAAGAAACTTCCTTATAAAAAGATGACACCAGCTGACTACAAGAAACTTCCCCATAACGAGAAAGTTAAAGTTGACCTAAAAGACCAAGAGAATGGTAGAGGCGGAGAAGGTGCTCATGTAGTTAAAAACAAAGGAATTGGTAAGAATTACTTCGGAGGAACAGTCCAAAGACGTATAATTAAACAGTAATTATTATGACAATATTTCTATATGATAATGTAAATCATGAATTGCGATTAAATGAGCCAGAGATTCTCCTTATTAAGGAGTTCGCTGAGCTGTGGACTAATGATAGAAATATCAGTAAGGAAGACCCAAAGGGTACTAAGAAACTAAGAGCATTCAAAGAGTTTACCTATATGTACCTAATGATTGATTGGCAATCACACTACTCACAATTTACTGAAGCAGAACGTAATGAGGCTGCTAAGCAGGATAGTGGTATTACAGAAGAGGAGTTTAATGACCCTCTGTTTAGAGCTGCATGTAGGAAATATAGAGAGATACAAGAATCAGCAAGAGACATTAAATTAATTAGGGCAGCTCAGAATAAGGTAGACGAGTTGATTGATTATTTCAATGAGGGTTCTGATTTACAAGAAAGAGACCCCATTACTGGTAAACCAATCTTTAAAGCTAAGGACGTTATCGGTGAAATGTCATCTATATCTAAGGTATTGGATGAATTAGATGCCTTAGAAGCCCGTATTAAGAAGAAACAGAAAGCTGCTACAGGTCTTCGTGCTGGTGCTGTTGAGGGATATGTACCAAAACTAAAGTAATATGGCACGTGGAAGGAAACCTAAGAATAAATTACCAGAGTCCCCTACCGTCCAGGTCTTAGTTGAAAAGGTTACTGAGGTAGGGGAGAATACTGGAACACTAGAGCAGAAGCTCACGGAAGTTGAGTGGGATGTCAGAATTGGAGACCCGATAGACTATTTTGATTCTAACCTATCATATGAACTCACTGGTTACAGACCTATTGATGGTACAAGAGGATTAGACTTTGACCCAGAATGGTTTATGGAAGCTAGGAAGACTAAGGCTACTACTGGTAAGTATTGTAATGAACCATTGATGGGTAAGGCTTATGGTGAGTTTTGGGACCAAGAATATGATAGATGTAGAAATGGTATGACTGTTAATGGTTATACTATTACTGGTGATAATTATTTCTTTATTAATTACTATCAGTTACCTAATCTATCTTCTGCAACTAAAGCTGGTGGTGGTCGTTCAGTAGACTTCCCGAATTTCTTCGTAAAACAATATGAGTACTTCCATTACATAGAGCTATGTAAAGTATTGAGAAAGAATGCCATTGGATTAAAAGCCAGAGGTGTTGGATTCTCAGAAATAGCTGCTGCCATCCTTATTAATGGTTATATAACAAGACCACACTTCAGAGGAGTAGTAGCTGCACAGCAGGAAGGTTATGTTGATGATACCCTTAGTAAGTGCTGGATGCAATTATCATACCTAGATGATAACACGGAAGATGGTATGAGAAAGCTAAGACAGGTTCACAACACAGCTAAATGGAAGAGAGCTTCTAGTAAGAATGTAGATGGTGTAGAATCTGGGTGGATGTCAGAGATTGAAGGTATTACAGCTGATAAGCCTAATAAGATTAGAGGTGACCGTACTGATATTCTGATGTACGAAGAAAGTGGTTCTTGGCCCAATTGGAAGAAAGCATTCATTCAGGGTGATGCCTTGATTGATATTCAGGGACAGAGATTCGGTATTAAGTTAGCTTGGGGTACAGGTGGTGATAGTGGTCCTGCATTAGAAGGTGTAGCTGCTGCATTCCATGACCCTAGAGGTTATGATGTACTTCCATACAAACATAACTATACTAAAGAAGGTACTTATGTAGAAACTGCATATTTCATTCCTGCATATACTATTGTTACTGCTCCAGGATATGTAGACCATAGAGGATGGACAGACCCAGAAAAGGGTAGAGAGTTCTACATGGCTAAGAGAGCTACTAAGATTGCAGACCCTAAAGGTTTAATGCTATACTCTGCTGAGTATTGCTTTACTCCTGATGAAGCATTAGCTTTGGAAGGTGATAACCAATTCAATACTGTATTATTAACAGAACAGTTAGCTGCTATTAAGTTACATAAGATTACTCCACAAGAGCTTAAACCTAAATGGGGACAATTAGAATATACATTCCAAAACAATGTACATTCAGAGGAAGCTAAGAATGGAGTAAGGTTTATACCTAATGATAAAGGAAAGGTTTGTATTATTGAACATCCCATTAAGAGTGAGAATGGCGCAGACTTTAGAAATCTATATGTAGCTGGTATTGATGGTATTGACATGGGTATGAATGATACATCTGATAGTACTAGAGACCCGTCAGACTTCTGTGTTGTAGTAAAGAAGAGATGCTTTGGATTACAAGAACCAATGTATGTTTGTATCTACAAAGACAGACCTAATAATCTTGAGGAAGCATATAGAACTACCTTAAAGATATTGGAATATTATAACTGTAAGGCTTGTCTGGAATCTACTCGTATTAGTATTCTTACTTGGTTTAGAACTAAGCATAAGGAAGAGAGATTCTTAATGAGAAGACCTAGAGCTACTCAATCAGATATACAAGCTGGTAAGAGTAGACAATTTGGTGCTCCAGCAACTGAGGCAGTTATTCAACATCAGTTAGACCTTATTGATTGTTACATCAATGACTATTGTCATAATATGTGGTTTGAGCCAATGATTAACGAGCTTATCACTTACTCATACGAGAATAAGAGAAAGTTTGATATTGTGGCTGCAATGGGTATGGCTGAACTGGGAGATGAAGAATTAAGTGGTATTCCACCACAGGAAGCTGATAATGGGGGTAGGAAGCTAAGACTATTTGGTTACTGGACTGATGAATATGGCATTAAACATAAGGGAGTTATTCCAGACAAACAGTCTATAGTACCTAAGTTTAACTTATTCCCTACACAATATTATGACGACACAGGACATCGAACAAGCAATCCGAGATTTAATTAAATCTTTATATTGCGTAGAATATCAAGGAGTCCTAAAGGTTTACGAAACCACTTATAAATTTCCAGGTGAGGAACCTGAGCACGTGGGATACAGAATGGACCTTGGACTTAATAAAGATGAGAAGCCATTGTCCATTGCATGTGATGGTACGGCTGAGGAGTTTATAAAGTTTATTGAGAAAGAATTAAGGGAGAGAAGCTTAGTGAGAACTAAGTACTTCACTGCTATACAATTATATGATTACGAAGATGAGTGCAAAGCAAAGAAGTGATGATTATTTGATAGAGAAGATTGACAAAGCTGTAAATGAGTTAGTCTTCAACAAATGGAAGTTACAGAAGGCATACAACTATTATAACGGTAAGAGAGACGCCGAACAATTTAGGTATCTTGAAGAAAACTTTGGAATAGGTAATCCTACTTCTATTGAGTTCACTCCTCTTATAAAGAAACACGTTGACGCCTTAATTGGAGAGTATTTAGACATTCCAATTCTTCCAAAGGTATCTTGTAAAGATAAAGAAACAATCTCAAAGATTACTAGACAGAAGGAGTTAGAAATAAGTCAGCAAGTCTATACATTCTTACAAAAGCATTTAAACAATCAAATACTAGCCTTTATAGGAGGAGGTAATGTTAGTGATGCTTCTGTTGAGGCAGATATAGAAAAGCTAATTGAAGATATTAATAATAACTTCATTAGTGATTACGAGAAAGCTGCCCAATATGTTATAGAGTATGTAATCCAATCAAGGAGTACTGACTTAGCTAATAAACTAAAAGCATTACTGTTAGATTTACTTGTTACTGGCTGTTCATTCTATAGGGTTAAACCTGCTGCAAGTGGTAAGAATATTACTATTGATGTACTTAATCCATTGAATACATTCGTTGATAGAAATCCAGAATCTCCTTATGTAAAGGATAGTTACAGAGTTGTAATTAGGAAGTGGATGACTAAGCAGCAAATTCTTGTTGAATATGGCAAAGACCTAAGTGATGAGAGTAGAGCTGAGTTAGAGGATATGTATGAACACTACTCTGATAGTTCCTATATGTATATTAGGGCTATGGAGAACCAAGTAGGATGTAGACCTATTATGGAAGGAGAAGGTGCTGGACTAGATGCTGGTAAAGGTATTGTTCCAGGATTCCCTGCTGATACTTATGAGTCATTCAACTATAAGCTATTACCTGTCTATGAAACGGAGTGGATTGACATAGACAAAGAGGGTGATGAGTATGTTCAAAACAGATATGAGGGAGTTAGGATAGGACAGTCTATATATGTTCTTACTGGTAAATCAGAGAATGTAATTAGAACTAAGGATGCTCCTACTAAGTGTGGGTTGTCTGTTAATGGTGTATATCTGGTTAATAGAGACAATGTTCCACAATCTTTAGTATTACAATGTGCTCACCTACAGGATAAGTATGACTTAATTACTTACTTTAGAGATAATATCTTAGCTAACAGTGGTACTGATGGTGATTGGCTAGACTTATCTATGCTTCCGACAATATTAGGTGATGACCTTACTGAGAGGATTCAGAAGTGGATTGCATTTAAAAAGACTGGAGTAGCTTTAGTAGATACCAGTCAGGAAGGTAGGGCATTTAATAACAATACTTCATTTGCTGGATTTACTGATACTATTAAAGTGCAGACTATTCAAGCCTTTGACTTAGCACTACAAAGAGTGGAAGACCAAACATCATCTATCACTGGTGTGTTCAGAGAAAGACTTAATGGTATTCAGCAAAAAGATGCAGTTAGTAATGTAGAGGCTGGGGCTAGAAATTCATACACTATTACTAAACCATTCTATCAGACTATGGACACATTATCAATAGACATTCTTAGAGATTGTCTTGATATAGCTAAGATAGTGTGGAAGAAAGGATTAACTGGAACTCTAATCTTAGGAGATAAACTACAGAAAGTATTTACTGCATTACCAGAGCATTTTACTCATACTGATTACGATATACATATCGTGCCAAGTACCCAGATTATGAAGGAAATGCAAAACGTTCAACAAATCATTATTGAGCTTATAAAGAGCGGTCAGTTAGACCCAGATATGATTGTTGATGCTCTAACAGCTAGAAGTCTTACTGAACTTAAAGCTAAGGTTACTAAAGCCTTTGCTAAGAAGAAAAAGGAGATGAATGAGATGGGTCAGATGCAGCAACAGCTTGAACAGCTACAGCAACAGAACCAACAACTACAACAGCAATTACAACAGGCTCAAGGTAAGATTGAAAGTCTTAATGAAGCTAAATTGGAAATTGAAAGACAAAAGGTTCAGAACGAAGCTGATATTAACTGGTATAATGCTAGGACTCAAAGAGACAAGTCTCAAAGTGATGCTGATAACGATACTAAGAGAACAGACATTGAATATGCTCAATTATTCGATGGTAATCAAATGAATAACGAAGTTAAAAACGCATAAGAATGATTAATCTCAATCAGAATGAAAGACCAACCTCCCTGCAAGTAAGTAGATTATCTCTACTACCTGCAGGTGACTTTGAGTTACCTTATGGAAGTAATGCAGTTCTTGTTAAGAACATTACGGAAGATAATGTAACTGTAGAGGTACTATTAAAAGATTCAGAAGGTCAGTATGTATCTACTGTGTTCTATCCTGGATGGAATCCAGAGTTAGTTATAGGTATTAAAGCTGTACCTGAAAGTACATTACAAGTAGGTAACTAACATGGGAATTTATATTGGCATTGGTAACCATATTGGGAGAGCCAATCTAAAGGTTATCTCAGTTGTAGTTAGAGTTATAGATAAAGGTACTGGATTACCCTTAGTAGGTGCTATAGTTGTCTTTAAGGGTAAAGAGTACGTAACTGATGCCAATGGACAAGTAATATTAAAAGGATTTGAGAACAGCAGCTATCCACTAATAGTCAAAAGACAAGGACATGAGTCTGTTGTTATAGACAGGTGGAAGTTAGAGAATGGAGACATTTATCTTACTGATGTTACTAGAAATATTCTTGCCGAAATTGGCGTTAATATACTTACAGAAGATGGTGGTCTAATCTTTAGAGATTTGGCAAACATTATATTAGAAGATGGTAAATTTATGGTTACAGAAAATGGTGATTTAATTTTATTTGAATAATGGCAGCAACTGACATTAAAATCTCTCAAATGACCCCTGCTACAACACTGGCTGGTGATGAGTTAATCCCTATTGTTCAAAATGGTGCTAACAAATCAACTACTGTTAATAAGGTAATTGAAGGCTTAGCTACAGAGCAGTGGGTAACTGATGCAATAGCTGATGCGGGAGGTAAGGTTCTTGTTGTTACAGAACTACCAGCTAAGGGTAATCCCAATACCATTTACATGGTTCCTAATGAAAGCTCTAGAGCCAACGATGTATACGATGAGTATATATGGATGGTTACTACTGAGAAGACAGGATGGGAATTCTTAGGTAATAAGCACGTTGAGGTAGACTTAACAGGTTATTACAACAAGACACAAGTAGATAAAGCTATTGAGGATTCTGAGGCAAGAAGCACAGCTGCTATTGCTCTAAAAGTTGATAAGGTAGACGGTAAGCAGTTATCTACTAACGACTACACAACAGCTGAGAAGCAAGAAGTAGCAAAGATAGCTAATAAGGTGGATAAGGTTGAAGGTAAACAATTATCTACAGAAGATTATACAACAGCTGAGAAGACTAAACTACAAGGTGTGGCAGCTAATGCTAACAACTATGTACACCCTACTACAGCAGGTAACAAACATATTCCAGCTGGAGGAGCTAAAGGACAAATCCTAGTAAATACTGGTGATGGAACAGCTGAATGGCAGGACAATCAAGGTGGAGGTGGTGGAATTGACTACACTGGATTAGAAGACATTTACTCTTATGGGGTTGAATGGGATTCTACAGTAGCTGACCCTACATTGACTAGAATTGGTAATCCTCTATTACATAAGTCATTACCTATCCAATCTCAGTATAAGGGTTGTGTAGCTAATGGTGCAGAAATCAATTATTATCTAAACCCTAATGATTGGTCACAAAAAGCTGATGGAACTCCTTCTGTATTAGATGGAACTGATGGTACCGTAAGAGTGCATATACCTAAATTCTATGGTAAGTCTGGAGTTGAAGGTACTAAGAGGTGGGTTAGAATGTCTACTATTAAGATGGACAATACCTGGATTGAAATTCCAGAAATGCTAGTTGATGCTTACAGAAGTACTGTTGATACTACAGTTTCTGCAACTCCTAAAGCAGTTTCAGTAGTTAATACTACAGCACAGTTCAGAGGTGGAGGTAATAGAACTGCTAACGACACATATTTAGATACTGATGCATTTAGAAGTGACTTAGGTAAACCAAGAACTAATATCTCAAGAGCAAACATGAGAACTTATGCTACTAATGCTGGTTCAGAAATGCTATGCTATGAATATTACAAGTGGATATTCTACTGGGCTTGGGTTATCGAGTATGCTACACTAAACTCACAGAAGGCTTACACTGCTGACTTAACAGCTGATGGTTATCATCAAGGTGGACTAGGAGATGGTGTTACTACATGGGATGGAACTAACTGGAATAACTATAATGGTTATTACCCATTAACACCATGCGGATACTGTAATGATATTGGTAACTTTACTGGAGTTAAGGATTTAGTTATTCCTGAAACAGTAATAAATGAGTCTACAACAGTAGCCTCTAAAACATTCAAGGTTCCAAGATGGAGAGGATTTGATAATCCATTCGGAGACATCTGGACTAACCTAGATGGTATTATCTTAGAGAGAACAGCCGCTAATCAGCCAAGTAGTGTATACACTACAACTGACCCAACAGCATTTGGAGATGATAATACAGCTAAGGGTAAAATGACTGTTGCTGGTACTGAGATTGCATCTGATGGATGGATAAAAGACTATGACCTAGGAGAAACTGGTGAAATCATACCTTCAGTAGTTGGCGGTTCTGCTACTACTTACATGTGTGACTATCACTACTGCAATGCTTCAAGCACAGCATTAAGAACGCTCTTCGTTGGCGGCCACGCTTATCATGGTGGTAATGCTGGTCTTGGCTGCTTCTCTTCTGGTACTGGGGTCAGTGATGCTCTTACGGGTGTGGGCTTCAGAACACTAAATAAGGTAGTTTAACAAAATATACAATAGATAAAATACGAGATTAGGGGTACTATTTACCTACATTCTGTTGGTGCTGGACAAGTTAAATTTACTATAAAACACTCATCGTTAGCAGCAACGCTAATAATGGTAGTAATGCTAGTCTTAGCTACTTCAATTCTAATAATGGAGTCAGTAATGCTAATACGAATGTAGGCTTATTATATATTTCTTTATTTAGGTAATTTGGTTTCATTTTACAGTCTAAATAGTACCCTTGCCTCTTGGCAAAAGACAACGTAGTATTTAATAACTGGATGTTAGTAGGTTTAGTCTCGAACGCTTCTAAAATAAATATATAAGACTTGAAACGTATAGGTTATTTACATGATAAGGTTTATGATATAGAGAATATCGAGAAAGCTGATGATAAAGCTAGGAAGCATAAGTCAGTTAGATGGGGAATCCTCAAGCACGACAAGAATAAACAAGAGGAGAATGAGAAGTTATCAGAACAGCTAAAAGACTTGGTCTATGAGACTTCTGAGTATAGTACGTTTAAGATATACGAACCTAAAGAAAGGTTGATATTTAGACTACCATACTATCCAGATAGAATAACACATCACGCTATAATGAACGTGATGGAACCTATTTGGACTAAAATATTTATAAAGCATACATATTCTTGTATTAAAGATAGAGGTATTCATAATGTAGCTTATGATTTAAGGGCAGCATTAACTGAGCATCCCAATGAAACTCTTTATTGTTTGAAGATGGATGTTAGAAAATTCTATCCGTCTATTAATCACGATATACTATGTGAAATCATTAAGAGAAAAGTAAAGGATGCAAGTCTTCTAGTATTACTCATTGGAATCATTTACTCCGCTGACGGAGTTCCTATAGGTAATTACTTATCTCAATTCTTCGCTAACTTGTACTTAGCTTATTTTGACCATTGGGTCAAAGAAGAGTTAAAATGTAAATTCTACTTCAGGTGTGCTGATGATATTGTAATTCTCAGCAGTGACAAGAACTTCTTAAGAACAGTACTTATAGCAATTAAGATGTACTTGAAGGAGGTTCTAAATTTAAGGTTAAAATCAAATTACCAAATATTCCCAGTAGATGATAGAGGTATAGACTTTGTAGGTTATAG